CTTGCAAACAGTAATCATCCTTGCACCGACGAAGAAAAGCGGTTAATTATTGAACGTGCTGCAGTAGCTTATGGTTTGTATCTTGACGCTCTTGGTTTTGACTGGAAAAACGATCCTAATTCAGATAATACACCTTTACGCGTAGCAAAAGCGTTCGTTAATGATCTTGCTCGTGGTTGTTATGACTCACCACCTAATATTACTGCATTCCCTAACGATGGTTATGACGGTATTGTAGCTCAATGCAATATTCCTGTTCATTCGATGTGCAGTCACCATGCTCAACCTGTTGTTGGTGTAGCTCATGTCGCATATATTCCTAGTAAAGACGGTAAAGTAGTAGGTCTAAGTAAACTTAACCGTATTGTCGAGTTTTACGCTCGTCGACCTACTCTTCAAGAGGGACTTACTATGCAAATCTTTGGAGCTATCAACGAAGCATGTGAAGGTAACCTTGGAGTAGCAGTATTAGTTAAGGCTCAACACTTTTGCGTGTGTGGCCGTGGGGTTAAGCATCATGGTGGTAATATGGTAACTAGTAAACTGTCAGGAGACTTCTTAAATGACGATAAGACTCGTACTGAGTTCTATAAGTTCATCGATATGGCTACAGCATAACGAACATTAGTATAATGAGGTCGAAGTATATGAATATTTTTGTTACCGACCCTGACCCTATTGTTGCAGCACGAGAACTTTGTGATAAGCATGTTAGAAGTAAAATGCAAATAGAATCGGCAATCATGTTAGCTCATGCGTTCGATCAGTCTACCTTAAATCATCCGTCTGTGCCTCGTACTAAGACAGGTAAACCACGTAAAAGTGGTAAAGGTTACTTCAACCATCAGTGCACTGTATGGGTTCGTGAGTCGAAAAGTAACTTTCAATGGTTAGTAGACCATACTCTCGAGATGTTTAACGAACGAATGTATCGTTGGCCTAATTCTGCAGAGCATTTTACCCTTAACTTCATTAAGTGGTGTAAGGAAAACATTAATAGTACTATAATGCCTGATAAAGGACTAACTCCTTTCGCAGTTGCTATTAGTCCTGATAGTGAGTGTCGTAAGACTGTAGGTTTTAACGAACTATCCGTAGTTGAGCAGTATCGAGAGTACATTTGCAAAGATAAAGACTTCGCGATCTGGTCAGTTAGAGAAAGACCTGTGTGGTTTTCTTAGACCTTAACATCGATATTTTTATCAGCGATGTTCTCTTGACTGACGTCTATTATAGCATCGAGTTTTTTCTCAATAAAGTCTTTACCTACGAGAATCTTATAAATGTTTGATGTTCTATTACTTATAGAAAAAAGTGTATCCTTATAAAGCTGACCACCTACAACTACATCGAACTTTACAACCGGTCTCTCAGTAAATTTTTCCTCTCCAACGTTAATTTCAATTTTCTCTATTAGAGGCTTAACAAGTGTCTTGTTGTTTACAGTTCTAAAGAAGACCTTATCTCCTTGATATTGTATATCAACGCCATGCAGAACGTTATAAGCACCGTTACCAGAGTCTAATTTAGCCGGTATATTATCAAGACCAGGGCCTAAATCAAAAAACTCAATTAACCCTAGCAGTGTTTTTTCTTGAAAAAATTGCTTAAAGCTGTTCATCTTCATAGCCAGTTGAAAACATGAGATTGGTATCAGAATGATTGTGTGAATCTTTATGACCTCCATCACAACCACAATCTTCACTGTTAGAATACTTAAGCCAGCCGTAAACAGAGTCAATATAGTCAGCAGCTTTTGTAATCTTAGCAGCTACCCAACCTTCTAGTGAAGGCATCTGTTTAACCATCTCCATTAGCTTGGGAGAATACTCAGCTAGTTTATAGAGATCGGCACACGCCATCTCTATCTCACTCTCATCATGCTCTTCACCTTCTTCATGGTCATGATTGTGAATTTGATCAGCGTCTGATGGAGGACTGATAGCCATTACAATCGGACTACCAAGAGTTGACATTCCAGCAGCTGGACTAATACTTAGTTCCTGTACAACTTTATATCTTTCAGATAAAATCTGCTGATCTTGCTTTGTAAACATATAGTTATTTATACTTAAGTATATTTTTTATCTGAGCTACATCATTTATATTACTTTTAACCTCTTCAGGTAAGAAGTAATCCAGAGCTTTATTGATATCCTGTGCTAGAAGCTCTCTTGTAATCGTACCTGATATGCCCCCCTCTTGAGATGGTATTTCTTTTACATCAACTAAGGGATATTTTTCTTTATGTTTACGAAAATATTCGTATCTCTTCATATCATCATTTTTGTCACCAGGCTTTCGAGGACCACCAGCACCGACTATAATTCTTGTATCTTTATTATTATCAGCGTATTCTATAGTGGAGAGGACAGGTGATTTCTCAGCTACAACTATTTCTATAGGTTTTGATAAGTACTTAGAATATATCTTCCATATGTAAGCGGACATATCTGGGGTTACAGCTACACCATCTCTTTCTCTTTTACCAATATAAACTATACCTCTTTTAGCATCCTGTAAAATGTGTTGTAGAGCCATAAAATGACCCTTGGTAGGTGGTTTAAACCCACCTGGTAGTATAGCTACTGAGTCGCCTTCCTGCTCAAAAAATAATTTAAAGGATTTCATTAAGCAGTTGGATTAGTAGCTCCAGGGGTAGGTCTTCTGAAATTAATTTGCGAAAATCCAGGTTTACCTTCGTCACCAACTCTCGTTACCATCTTTGTTATGACTGGAGGATCATCTTCGTTACTACCGACTCTAGACAGAGCGAACCCTTCTGGTACTGTGGTCTCCCATATATCTGGTCTCTCTTGTGACTTTGGTACATATGTACCAAGAAGATCATTTTTAGTAATCTCGTTAAATATTTTAATAAGGTTGTTCTTTAAAACAGCGATAATTCGTGTTATTTGAAAGGCTTTTTGTATAGATGGTTTTAGAGCTTTTAATTCAGCGATAACCTTATTCATTTTTTCAGTCTTATCTTTCTTCTTCTTTAACTTCCTAGCCCTACTATTATCCTTTTTTTTGCCTTCCTCTTCCTTTTCTACACTTTCAATCTCTTTATCTACGATGTCAAGTTCTTTTTTGTGCTTGATTGACATGTAGTTAATAAACTCATCAGCTGACACTTTTGGATTTTCTAGAAATCTACCTAATCTTACTTCTGTATTTATGTAAGTCTTTAGCTCTGCTGTGTAATCAGCTAATCCACTGAAGTCAATAGAGTTAGCTAACCTTAAAGCAGTGTTCTTCTTCTTATTAACATCTCTTAATAATAATTTACCAAATTGACTTTTTACATTCTTTGGTTTATTTGTTAATATGTTAAATAAAAACACTGTCTTTGATGGAGAAAATTCCTCTGGAGTCGAGGTATACTTTTTAACCTTCAGAATCCCATTCTTAACCACATATTCAATATGGATAGCTACTCCAATCTTAGAATTTATAATCTGCTGTCCATAAGGACTATCAGGGTATACAGCATATATAATGCCAGAAGGATTAGGTCTAAATGTTATAAATTTATTTTCATTCGCGACACCATCAATTGTCTTAGGAGTTATTACGTCCTTGATTCTGTTATCAAACATATAATCCATTTGATATATGCCTCTTAAATTAAGAGATGGTAAATATTCTAGTGCTAGATTTAATTTTTCTGCTAGCCCAGGTTTGGCACCATAATATGTATTTACATCTTCCGTATTATAGCAAATCTTACGCTTACCAGTCACCTCATCTTTTTTACCAAAAACTGACTTAGTACCAACGAAGAATCTACCATTAACATCAACACCAGCGACTATAGCAGGTGAACCATCGAACTTGGTACTGATTTTGTAATCAGACTCATCCAAAAAGTAGGAAATTGAAGCGTCTATTTGATTTAAAGCCTCCTTAACTCCTTGCTTACCTTTGTTTAAAATGTTCTCCTCTAGGTGATCAATATGCTTAACAGCTCCTTCGATATCATCGAAGAACTCATTAACTAACTGGTAGTGTTGCTTAAAATTTCTCATTAAAAATATTTTTGTAAGGTTGTTTCCATATCTTGATTCGAAGAAGCCACTGCATCTACATTGCCAGCGTCTACTTTAAATTCGCTTTTTGACTTCAACTTAACCAGATTAATCTGTTTAGGTATAATTCCACGTGATGCATTTCTTATATCAAAACTAAATAAATTATTTTCTGTCTCAATCATAACAGATACACCCTTTCTTCGTTTTTTATTACCTTTACTCCTATAATACGGGTATTTTACTTTTACAGCCTCAATATCACCTATAAAATCATCAAGATCATCAGAGGTTGTTAGGTCAATAATTTCGTGTCCGGAAGATTTTCTCTTTACATAAATGTAACCATAATCAAAAGCGGATTTTAATAATTTCTTTAAAAGTGGTATATTAGCTAAATCAGTCGTGTCTTCAATATCCTCTAAACCTGGTTGAGAATCTACCTCATTTAAATAATCTGATAAACCCTGCTCTACCTTTTTAATACCTTCTTCATTAATACCTGATGCCTCAAAAACCTTCTTACCTATATCACTCTTTTCACCATTAAACTCAACTGTTTTTGTTTTGCGATCTACGCTAAACATACCAGCAGCTCCATTATTTGCTACGGTTATACCACCTATATCTTTTAATGAAATATAAAATACATCTCCATCTTCATCTTTAAGTGCTAGATCTGCAATAACCTCTCCTTTATCTTCAGGTCCATCAGCATCTAAAGGTCTTTTAACCTTTCGATCGAAATCTATACCATCTTTAATACCTGTAAATGTTATATCAAGCTTATCCTCTAATTCAGTTAAAAATGCAGGCTTGTCAATATCTTCACCAAGGCCTATTTTAGTAAAGTATTCCTCAAGAGACTTTAAAACATCACGTTCATATTTCATGCCCTTGTTGGAAGCAGCGCCTCCACCTAGAACAATCTGGTATTCAGTAGAACTATCATCTGTAACTACATATGTTGGGTACATAGAGGATGCACCTACATTCTTAGGTAATATATCTTTAATTACGAGATTAATATCACGTAAGGTATCTTCAAACTTTTTAACTAACTCTTCTCTTGAGGATGTACTATTTTTATCACTAGGAGTAACTCGGATAGAACCATCCTTAACACTACTTTTAAAAGTAGTTTCAGTGTCTTTTATTGCTTTCGAAAGCTGGGCTTTACTCTTATAGATAGTATCTTCCCGCAAGACTGTTAAGTGCCTGGGTTTAGGAACATCTACCTTACTAACTTGACTATAAGCTTGTATTAATCTAATATTCATTATGCATCAGATAAGAGGCTATCTATACTATCAGAACTGTCTGGTAAATATCCTTCAATTAGATCTCTAATTAATCTAGGGTCTTTGTGATTCGATAGTAATTCATCTATACTTTCTGAATTAGGTGGTAAATAACTTTCAATTAATTCTCTAATTACACGAGGATTGGTAGTATTGACTTTTAATAAAGCATCATTAACCCGGTTAATTTGATCTTCAGGTGGCTTATAAGCAAACGCTTGCGCTACTAGAGAAATATATCCTTGCTCAGCAACAGACACTAAGGGTTCTGCAGATTGATCTGGCTCCGCTGCTGGTTCTGCTGCTGGTTCTGCTTGATCAGTAGGCTGATTCTGAGCTTCGTCTTGCTCAAGAAGTTTAAAGTATTTGTTAATTAAGTTTAAAGTCTTCATTTCGTTATAATATATTAAGACATTAATAAAGCGTCGTTAACATGAGATATCTGCTCATCTGTAGGCTTATAAGCAAACGCACGCGCAGCTAAAGAAATATAACTCTGCTCAGCAATAGATGTTAAAGGCTCTACTGTTGGTTCTGCATCTGATGGTGGTTCAGACCCTGTCTCTGTCGGGTCAACAGGCTGACCAGGATTTTTATCCTGTTCCAGAAGCTTAAAGTATTTGTTAATTAAATTTAAAGTCTTCATCTTGATATATTCGCAGCCATTTTATCAAGCTCACTTCCTACTGCAAATGCAGCTCTTTCAGCCCTTTTTTTAAGCTCTGGATCTGCTAGATTAAGCATATCGGTAAGTGGGTTAGTTTTTTTCATGGCAGGGTCTTCAGCTTCTTCTGAAGGAGCTAGTTTGCGACTAGGTGGACGGTGGGTTAACTTAACTCTCTTACCATCTCTACTTACTATCTCAACAGCTGTTACAACAGAACCTGTACCTTGAATGGGTACAATAAAAAAGTCTAGCTTACCTGACTTATAAAGAGCGAGCGCATCTTCTTTAAACTTATTAATTATATCTAATTGATCTTGGTAATCTGAATCAGGTAAATTTTGCTCTACAATATGTAGGAACTTTGTCATACTAGTATTTATGTGTAAAGAGCCATTTTAGTTTGGATAGACTTAAAATAGGTATCGTTTAAAAACTTTAAATTATTAGTTTTAAGGAACCTCTTAAGCTTTTGCAAATTTAAATTTAAGGCATCAGGTTTTTTAAGTTTATCTAGAGTTACTATCGATTCAGCATCCTTATTAAGGGCTAATTTATAGAATATATAGACATCAAGTTCGTTATTAATAACAGGTATAGGTAGTATACTACTAATCTTATTAATCATATATAAATAATGTGATTCTACTAGTAACGATGTGTCATGATATATAACGACTCTATAACTAGTCTTATTATTTCTTATAATCTCACATAAATTATATATAAAGAAATTGTAGTATAGATTCTTTATATCTCTTTTCCTATATTCGCACTCCAATCCTATATCAATACAAAACTTAATTGTATCTCTATGTGCTGCATCAATTATTATACTAGAACTTATCAATAATATATTATAATCAGATAGTATAAGATCTATCATTATAAAACAATTTTATACAAGTTCGTTATTATTGCAATAAGACTATTTTTTATCTTTTATCTTAAATCTACACAGTCGACAATTGATAATACCATTGTAGTAATCATCGCTAAACAATACATTACATTCAAATTGCAATTTAGCTTCGAAGTATGCTAGCTCAGCCTTTGACTCACACCACTTTACAATATTAAAGGTAAATTTATCTTTACCATATAACTCAATATCTTTGTTAAGCTCTAAAGACGATGAGGTGTATGACTTCCAATCAGTTTCAACGATTTCGTGACGTTTATTTTTCTTACCTTTTAGAGGTTTGCGCTTTAAAACAGATACACACTGCTTTTTACCGATATACTTCTTGTTGTTTACGTTATTTGTTATAACATATATAAAGCCATAGGGTTGATGATCACTTTCAAGAAGTAATTCTGTTGTCCAGTGGCCTGTATTTATCACAATGAAGTATTAATGACCCGTTTCCTTTTTTTCGACTTCTTTTTAGATCTCTTTCTTTTAAAGAGTGTAGGTATGCTGGGTCGACGCTGTATATTCTTGCCTCCCTTAGGAACTCTTGCATCTCCACGGGCATAAAAATCAGAAGAATTTATATTAACAGCTGGATCAAAGCCTCCTGCTGAAGTACCGAGAGCTCCTCCTGCTGAAGTATCTTCTTCTAGTATATTTATAAAGGCTTTTTCAAACTTACTTGTTGAGTCCATCTTATATATACTTATATTGTATGATGAGCATTATGGAGAGATATATCGAGGAGATTAAGCAGGACTTAATTGTTAATGACTTTAATATTAAAGAGGTTCAGCTTAGATTACCCGCAAGAAAGCACTTCTGGGTAGCTCGTCTTATTGATGCTAAGATTAAACGTAATAACTTACTACGAGATAAGAAGAATCTAAAGAAAGATATATCTAAACGTATTGTAGAGTTAAGTCCTATTAAGATGACCTCAGTAGCGGCTGAGATTGCAGCAGAGAGCTCAAAAGAGGTAGAAGAAATTAACGATCAAATTAAAGAGTTTGATTATATTATTGAATACCTCGAAAAGGTAGAGAAGATATTTGCTAGTATGCATTGGGAGATACGAAATATCATACAGATCAACCAATCAGAACAAGCCTAAGTGATAATTAAGTTTGACTACAAGCAGACAACAGATAAACTTACATTTATCTGTGATGATAGCGACGTGTTCACACAAGTAAGAGAGCACTTTAGTGTAGACAATAAGGGTGCTGTATTTGCGAGACGTAGAGGAATGTTTGTAGCTCGTAGAAAGTATATTATAACACCTACTGGTACTTGTGATTTAGGAATGTATTGGGATATAAGAAAATATCTCATACAAATGCAAGTTGTTGCTGACATATCTATAAGTGATAGCCTACAAAAAGTACTTGATGGTAGTAATGACTATACTCTTAGTGAGGACTTTAAATTATCTTTAAGAGATTATCAAAGAGAGGTAATCGTTAAGGCTCTTAAGATTGGTAGAGGTGTTTGTGTGTTAGGTACAGGTGCTGGTAAGACATTTATTACAGCTGCTCTAATAGAAAGCTTTTTTAATAACGCTAATAATAAAAACACCTTTAAGTGTTTATTAATTGTACCTGATTTAGGTCTCGTAACTCAAACATATAATGAGTTTTTAAATTGTGGAGTGACCTTTAAGACTACTAGATGGACTGGTAGTATAACTCCTGACCTCACCGCAAATGTAATAATATGCAATACCGGTATTTTACAGAGTAAGTTTGAAGATAATGACTTTCTTAAATTCGTAGATCTGCTAATTGTAGATGAGTGTCATAAAGTAAAGTCAGGTAACGAAATTACTAAAATAGTATCTAAGATAAAGACTAATAGCAAATTTGGCTTTACAGGTACATTGCCAGAAGAACAGATAGATAAATGGAATATTATTGGTAAATTTGGACCAGTTATTTTCGAAAAATCTAGTTATGAATTGAGATCAGAAAACTTTCTAGTCAATGTTCAAGTTAAAATACTAGATATTACATATAAATGTAAGCCATTAAGGTTAACTGATAATGAATATAGAGATGAATTGTCATTTATATACGATAATAAGTATCGTAACGAAGTTATCAATACTATCTGCAAAAGATTAAACAACAATACTCTAGTGCTTGTTAATCATCTAGCTCATGGTGAGGCAATGTTTAATTACCTTAGTAATATAGGCGATAGACAAGTTTTTTATATTAGAGGTGAGATCGAAGTAGAGGAGAGAGAACGTATTAAAAATTTAATGGAGAAACACAGTAATATTATATGTGTAGCTATTAGCGCTATTTTCTCTACAGGTGTTAATATTAAGAACCTGCATAATATTATATTTGCTGCTGGTGGAAAGTCGTTTGTAAGGACAGTACAATCAATTGGTCGTGGGTTGAGACAGCATGAGAGCAAGACTAAGCTCAATATTATTGATATATGCGATAATCTTAAGTACGGCAAGGCTCATTGTAAAAAGAGACAGGATATTTATGATGCAGAAAAGATAGAATTTTCTATTAAAAGAATTATACAGCCTTGATAATAACATACCCACCCATATCATTAGATATGGCTAAGGGTGTAAAAGAATTTTATGTATTACCTAAGGAGTTTAAAGACTCTCTTAGAGCTTATTACGAAACTGATATATTAACTGATGATCTCGCAGATAATATTAAAAAGATAGCTTACGGTCTAAGCTTCAATCCGTCATTTATTAACTATTCGTATAAAGAGGAAATGATAGGAGATGCTCTTATTAAGATGTATAGTGCTCTTAAATTTAAAAAGTATAATTTTGACGCTAACTCAAATCCCTTTTCTTACTTTACAACAATCGCTTTTCACGCATTTATTAACCGTATTAAAAAAGAAAAACGTCATCACGAAACTCTTAAAAACTATAGAGATAGGGTGTATGAAGATAGTATGATAGAATCCTCTACAGGTAGCGGTCACTCAATTTACGTTAAGCCTATGGACTCAGACTATTATGACGGTTACAACAGCGAAGAAATCTAAAATAGCTATAATATCAGATCTGCACCTTGGGGTGCATTCTAATAGCACGTTCTGGCATAATATAGCTATTGAATGGGCTAATTGGCTCAAAGCAGATCTTAATAAACGTAATATCAAAGATATTATCTTCTGCGGTGATTGGCATCATAATAGAAGTGAGATATCTGTTAATACCTTACAGGTATCAGCTAACATATTAGATATACTTCAGGAGTTTAATATTTTCGCTATACCAGGTAATCATGACATGTACTTTAAACATCGAACTGATGTTACATCTCTTTCTATCTTCAAACATCGGAAGAATGTAAATATATTTGATAGTATGACAGTAGTTGAGTGGTTTGACAAGACTATTACCTTATGTCCATGGAATACAACCGTCGAAGATATTCCTAAATGTGATGTTATATTTGGTCATTTCGAGATCGAGACATTTAAATTTAGTAGTACTCAAATATGTGAAGAGGGAATTAAAGTAAAAGATCTACTATCTAAATCTAGATTAGTTTTCTCAGGTCACTTTCATACCCGGCATGAGAAAGTCTATAGTGCAGGTACTATTCTATATGTAGGTAATCCTTTTCAGATGGACTTTGGTGACGCAGGTAATAGTAAAGGATATCATATCTTAGATTTAGACTCAATGGAGTATGATTTTATTGAAAATAAAATCTCACCTCTTTATGAGAAACTTACATTGAGCGATCTAGTTGATGAAGGTAATATAACTAATAGAATTAGACATATTGTATCAAATAATATTGTTAAATTAAAAGTCGATAAAAATATATGTCAAGAGGATATGAATATTCTTCTTAATAAGTTAAGCCTGCTTAAGCCTGAAAGCTTATCAGTTGACTATGATATTAATTTTAATAGAATTCTAGACGAAAATAAACATAAAGAGGATATGTCTGGTATTGATATTAGCCAAGCTATAACAGACTTTATTAATTTACTAGATATTGAAGAAAAGAAGGATATAATTGAATATACCCTCGATTTATATCGTAAGTGCTCATAATGAAATACGTTAACTTTAAAAGAGTAGTAGCAAAGAACTTTCTATCTATCGGGGAAGAGCCGGTAGCGGTTAGTTTTAAGAAAGGATTACATGTTATTACTGGCTGTAATAAGGACAAACCTGATCGTCGTAACGGTGTTGGTAAGTCTTGTGTTGCTGAGATCATTTACTTTGCTATCTTTGGTGAGACACTAAGAGAGATTAAAAAGGATTTAATTCCTAATAATGTGACTGGTGGTAAGACTCAAGTAGAACTTGACTTTGAGCTTATTACACCTGCATCTACAAAGCAATACAAGATCGTTAGGTATATGAACCCTACCAAGGTTCAATTATTTGAGGATGATATAGATATTACTCTTGATAGTACAAGTAATACAACAAAACATATTTGTGATGTCATAAGTGCATCTCCTGCTATATTTCAAAACTGTGTTATTATGACAGTCAATAATGCGGTGCCGTTTATGGCAAAGAGTAAGATTGATAAGCGTAAGTTTATTGAGGATATCTTTGGACTCGAGGTATTTAGTGAAATGATCTCACGCTTGCGTTCTGAGTATAATGATACAAAAAGAGATCTTGATACACATCAAGCTAAGTTTGGTGAAGTAAATCAAAACCTTAAAAACTATACTCATCAACGAGATACTACACTAGCTAAGAGGCAGGAAAAGAAAGAGCTATATTACAGTCGTAGAGAGAGTAACCTAGCTGAGATACAAACTATTACTGAATATATTAATAATCTTGATAATGCAGATGGATCATCAAGTATCAACATTATCGAGATTGAGAAAAATATTAAAGACTACGAGAGGGGTGTAGATAAATGTGACGATTATATCTCTAATATTAATGTTGAGATAGCTGTTAGTAAGCAAAAGATTACTGATATGCAATCCTCTTATAAGAAAATAGGAACATCAGAGCATAAATGCGAAGTCTGTTTAAGAGGTATTGAAGAACACGACCTTGCATATATAAAGCAAGAGAAAGAAAAACTAAAAGGTGATATAGTACTGCTTGCTACTAATGTAAAGCAGAAAACTGCTGAACTGGAAGAGTATGTGGATAAGAAGAAACGTATTAAAAATATTATAGCTAGTTCTCATCAAACTAT